TCTTCTACAGGAGTAATGATCTTGTCGCTTAGCTTCTCAGCAAACGGTTTTGGCTGCGCCTGACTGACTTTTGCCATTTCTTCACGAGAAGGGCGTTTGCCTTTCGCTGCATAATTCGCGTTAGCCAAAGCACGACCAATCGCACTTGTCTCGCAATTCTCAAGCGCCGACGTAGAATTAACTCCTCGCGTAGATACGGTTTCCTCAGCAAAGCCAGTAGTCCAAGGGTGTGCATCCACTTCAGTTCTAAAGATAGAAGCCTTAACGATAAACCGCTGAAGAGTATGCTCAACGACCTCAGTAGATATTCGACCATCAGGATGTTCCTTCCAAAACTTGGCTAGGCGTTCTTCGACTGTTTCATAATCCTCTAAATTAAACATATAACTCACTCTTTTCTGTAGCTAGTTGTCCAGCGATTGCAAGGTAACTGGCTCCATCGACCCAGGTATCGATCTTCTGGCTGTCTTCGATGCTTCTGGCAATTTTGACCAGCGAAAGTATGACCGCAACTTGATAATCCTCAACTGGCATTTCCAGATAGGCGCTGATGAGCCTTGCTGCTCTTGCCATATTGTCAGTCGGGTGACCGTAACTAAGTCCCCGGTCTTGGTATAAGTCTGTAGCACTTTGTAAGATTTCAGCATGCTTCATGATCGCACCTTGTCGCGCTTTTCATAGTATTCGCGGACTGCGCGGCGACCTTCGACATAGCCTGAGTTCACACCCATCGAATAAAATAAGATGCAGCTAAAAAACCAGCCGACCATTAAAAAGCCGATTTCGTAGATAGTCATTATGCCACCGCCCATTCTGGGCAGATCGAACCATCCTGATGCCATACTGTTACTACTTTAATTCCATATCTTTCGCCATCTAGCTTGTAATCCTGCAAGTGGCAGGCAATATCGGCTTCACCAGTATTGCCGTAAAACTTGTTGAAAGATTTGCCGTCTGCAAGTTGTACTTTTACATAGTGTGATGCTTGGCTCATTTTGTTGCTCCCGTTCTACCAGAGTTTCTGGCTTCTTGGGATAATCATTGCACGCCTATTTGGCCTTACCTAGCATATTTTGATAACGATATGGTAACAATTCTGCCTCGTCTACGTGATCATCGATCGAACGATTTAGATCAGGAAAGTCATCGAGGCCTGCCATAGCGCTTTCCGTGAACCACGAAGGTTCCATCCTTTTCTAGGTTAACTAGGGTTACTTGGCTATCTTCAACCAGGATAAATGCCTGCTGCCAGTTCATAGTTCCCTTGGTATAACCAGCCTTGCGTACATCCATCAAATGCCCACCTTCGACACCACGCAGGATACGGCCTATTTTGCCCCCAGAAGCCTCTGTAAAGGCCGATTGGCCTGCTCTGTGAGTATGTCCGCAAACCACGCTTAAACCGTGTCTACGGGCCGCTGAGAGGGCTGTAAGGCCTGCATTAGGGTTAATCCCTTGCTCATCCCCGTGAACCGCTACCCAACCCTTAGCAAACGCGTATGGCTTCTTATGGTAGGTAATGCCTAGTTCATCGAGTTTGAGAAACTTCTCAAAGCGTAACTCTGGCAAAGCCAAGAACGCTGGGATCTTCTTCATTATAACGTTGTAAAGCCGATCCGTATGGTTTGAGCGGATCATGTGGGCTTCTTTGGAATGCTCGACCAGCGACCATAAAACTTCTACGGCTTGGTCTCGATCATCAGCTAGTGTCTGCTCATACCAGCCCGGTGTATTTTCTGTCCATCGGCTGATCTGTGGGAGGTCAATTTCATCTCCCAAAGTAATGACGCTATCTGGCCTGTATGCCTTAATAAAAGATGCAACATTGCGTACAGCAACTTCATCGTGATATGGAACCTGTAAATCTGGAACGATTACAGTTCTTTTCATTATTAGTCCTCATCGTCATCTTCATCATCCCAAGTGTGTGGAATGAGGTCTGGCTTAGGGAGAATCCAATCTGGATAAGCTGATGGCTCAGTTATGATTCCAAGGGCTAAATCAACTTCGAAACCTGCGCGACGAAGCGCCCGATACATTTCCTGCAGGCCAATAGCCCAAGCATCTAATGCTGAATATGTATCGAGATCAATAACCTTTTTACGAGCCATAGTCTTATTGTGACTTATCGCATAAGATTTCGTAGATTTTGTCAACGCGTGTCTCTAAACGATTTACTGAATCTTTTAGGCTTGAGCCGCTATTTGGCTTCAACTCCGCTAAATAGTGACGAACCAAGAAGTGCAGCATCGCAGTTACACCACCCAGCACCGTCACGATCGCTACTGCAAGTGCAGCGTAATCCTGAAGTGTCATTTCTTATGATCGATTTCATCTACTGCTGCTTCAACTGCATCGACTAGAACATCTTTCAGAGCCTTCTTTGCCCGGTACGATTTAATCGCTGCGCGAATTGCTGGGATTGCTGCAAGGGCTATAGCTGCGTAGATCATCTCTGTCATTTGTTTGCTCCTAGTAGTGGGATATTAAAGAACGAGCCATCCTCATCACCTTTGCTAGTGAAAGAGATATGGCAATGATGGTTGTGCGGATTGCTTCCCGTATATTTTCGCCAGCGCCAGCCCAAGCGAGATGATGCGATTCGGCCGTTGAATATGACATAAGAGATGCGCTTCTCTCCAGACTTTGCAGCGAGACGAATCTGATCTGCAATATCGGGCATGAGGTCGGGCTTGCCTGACTTATGGACATCTCGATCAACATCGATTGCTCTAACAGTTCCAGTCTTTGGATCAGGGTTGTGATCGCTAGGGCGTGCTGAATGACGGAGATCACCGATCCAGCCATCGGAACGGCGATCACGATCTGGGAAGGTGTCATCGAACTGTTCCCTTAACTGTTGACCAGCTTTACAGAGTTTGGGTTTCATTTACCTAATTTGAGACCTTTGGGAATTGGCTTTGTGTAATCCCATTTTGCAATATATGCGCCTTTGTCGTCTGCGTCATCCTGTAAAGCGATAGAGCCAAAACGACCGAAATCATCGCTCGTTAGTTCTGGATAGACTTCTACAATTTTTTCGTAAAGGTTCATATTATGCTCCTAGGTATTGCATGACAAATGATGAGTTGTTGCCAGTTTTGAATAAAGTTTGGCTAGAACCTGAGCTTTGCCATGTGAACATTTCGATATAGTCGCCTACAATTAAGTCCGCGATATATGAAACTGTGCCAGTCGGGTAGATGTTAGCGGCTGCTAATGATTGCACATAAGCAGAACTGCCGTTTTTATAAATTAGTAATTGTCTTGAACCTGTGGTGTTGTTATCGTAAGTGATAAAGCCTGAAATAAGGTATTTCCCGGCTTTGCCAGTAGGGATTGTTACGCGACTATTGTTAACACTTGTTGAATGATATGCATCGGTATCAAAATACTCATCGTTCCAAGTGATTGCTGTATAGGTTGAATTGCTAATTGTTTGATCTGTGGTGGACTTTAATGACACTCCTACAAAGGCAGGCGTACCAGTTGAAGGTGTATTCCATTTGAGACCAGTCGCAGTTGTGGAATCGGCTGTCAAGACTTGTCCATTTGTACCAACTGCCAAACGTGCTGGAGTATCAGCTGCAGTTGCAGAGATAAGGTCTCCCTTTGCATCTACAATGGCATTTTGAATAGCGTTAGAATCGTCTTGCGCGACCCAAGAAAAATCTAGGTCTGTTCCTGATGCCTTAGCTAGTACTTGGCCAGTAGTTCCACCCTTTAAATCAACCAGGGCAGTATCTATATCCTGACCCAAGGCTGCAATGGCGGTAGCGCCATCCTTTACCAGGTCGGTTGATTGAGGAATATCCCAACCAAAATTAGTAGTTGTTGTTGCCATTACGCTACTGCTCCTATCGCATTTAGCCAGGTTAGGCTTGTATTAAGGGTGTTCCAAGTTTCTGCTGCATTTACCTGCTCCCATTTTACCGCAACTTGGGAGAAGTTTATTGGAGATGCGTTAAAAGTAACGCTTAGGTTGTTAAGGCTGGCTCGGAAAGTCCAGCCCTCGATGTAACCCTGAAATGAGCCATCGGTAATATTGCCAGGAAGATTCTGAATCCAGACTGGCTGGCCTAGAAATATGTTAATTAACGCATCTCGATCAGAATTATCGATCTCAGGGTTTCCAAGTACGAAAGTAATGCTTTGAAATTTGGCATAAGGGAAAGCGCGTAAGGCAATATAACGATCTGCTAGGTCTTCAGCATCGGCAGTATGTTTAATGCGAGACGTGTACTGCTCGGCATATACACCAAAAAGGCTTTGGCTTTCTGTATCCGTAGCGGTGTAACTCTGATTGCCGTTATTGTCATAAATGATTGTGAAACTGTTGCGGATATCTCCAGCGCGGGTAGTGGCGGCTAGACCTAGGCCATTAGCGTGGTTAGCATCTAGCGTGGTGTATCCGTTATTGGCTAAATAATCCTGACGATGGGTTGAATCGGCATAGCCTATGTTGCCGCTTGCATCCTCGTATAGCACGCCAAAAGCTGAATTAGCGATAGCGGTGCATAATGAATAAAGGTCTGTGTTTGAAGATGACCGGGCTATCAGCTCATAATCACCTGGCTGATCAATTTCTCCTAAACCAAAATTGGCCGCATTTAACCAAGTTTCCGTAGGGTTATAATTTGCCCAAGTTAATGCTGGTGATAATTCATTCCATTGGCCTATAAGAAAATCTGAAAGAAGCGTGTAAATCTGATCGCCATCAAAGTCTTGGCTCAATACTCCAGCAGAAATTTTCTTAGGCAGTTTGGATAAGGCTCCCAAAGCCGTAATAGTGGCAGTAGTTGTATATCCCAAATCCCCAGCCTGATTAACCGCAATAGTAAAATCTGATATAAAGCCACCAAAAATAGGGACATAAGTTCCAACGGAATTGGTGACTTCTACGGTAATCCCAGTTCCTACGGTGAAGTTATAGCTTGAGT